GCAAACTTGTTGCCTGCCATGGACCATGTCATCCATGGGCCTAATCCCGCCTCACCGAATTCTGTGTGCAGCGCTTGGCCAAGTTCAATCCACTGGTCATAGTCGCAGTCTGGGGAAATATGGTGCAAAGCCTTGACCGCACGATCAAGATCGCTGTCATCCAGTCTTGATCCTAATTGCGTGAAGTCAAATGATTGGCTTGGTGGTGCAGGCTTTGGCTCTTGCAGCTGGTGCTGCTCGATGATGCCCCAGTCTTGGAGCAAGGCATAAAGATCGATTGCCTCTTGGAATTCACCGACCACCGCATTGCCACTGAGTAGGACTGACTTGCCTGCACTGTTTGGCAGGCCAAATACTTCAAGCTCTTGGCCACCGCCCAGCTTGTATTTCGGCAGCACCTGGTCAGATTCTTTGGGTGGTTGCACCCATAAGAAGACATGGCGGCCACGGCCTGAGACAGAAACCTCGGTCAGCATCTTGTTGGTCTTGACATACTTGGCCATGCGCTGGATGGCCACATTGGTGGGGCCACTGGCGTGTTTCATGTCCACATCGAGGCAAACCAAATAGTTACCTGATGCGCTGATGATGGGGCGCTGCTGGACTAGGCCAAGATACTGGCCATGAGGGGCTTGCTCCATGGCCCAGATATCTTCTAAGTTGTAGAGATCGGCTGGGTCTGTATCCCGTGCCACGCCTTGGCCAGATCGCTTGTAGGGGATTTTCTTGGAGCCTTGCAGGGCAAAGGTACAAAACACCGCATCTGGCGCCACAGCGCCTATTTTGCAGGCAATGCTTTGGGACTGGCTGAATGTATCTGGCAGGGGTGTTTCAGTTATAGTTGACACTGAAATTCCTTTAAGTTGGGGTTTCATTTGTAAGTTGCCATGAGAGTTGACCTTTGACCTGGCAGTGTTAACGCGCTGTCAGGTCTTTTCTTTTGGCAGGGGATGTGATTCTATTCCTTCGCCTTGACAAGACTTGGCGCAGCCTGTTTCTCACCGACTAGGTCTTCGCTGACCTCGACACCGAGTTTCAAGACAGCACTGGGCGACTTCAGTTCCCATGCTGTGGGCGTGTCTTTGAATGCTTCCATGACCAGCGCCTCATCCTTCCAGAATTTTGTCTTACGGCCTGCGCGCATGGTCCATCCAATGATTGCTTGGCCATTGGTCAATTGATCTTTGGCGGCAGACTGCACTGCATCGGCCCATGCAGCCACCAGTGCCGCGTTGTCCAGCATCTCTGGAGTAACAGTCATGTCAGGCTTGAAATCGTTTCTAGCGACCTCTTGGACCTTCTCACGCATGGATGGGCAAATGGTCTTGGCCTTGCAGTATCGGCAGGCGTCAACGCTTGGGTTTGTGGGTGCATCGCCTGTGAGCGCCAGCTCGGCTGCTGACTTCAAGCGCTCACCATGCAGATTCAAGTAATTGCCAGAAACTGTCCACTTACTGTGGCCAACCCGCGGCTGGAAAATGTGCATGGTGCATTCGATGGTGCTTGGCGCTTTGAGCTGGCGCATTGCACCAAGGGCATAGGTCAGCAGCTGCTTGTTATCTTGGGCATCTACAGCCACACGGCCAGTCTTCAGATCAATGACATGGAGATGATCCCCATCGACCAAGATGGCATCAGCTGTGCCACCAAGCGCTGGGTGCAGAGACTTCAGACCCTCATCGAGGTTGACCTCAATCATTTTTTTGCGCGGATTCTCGACCAGAGTGTTGACAAAGTTGGCATAACCTTGGGCCATTGATAAATGGTCCGGATCAGTTCCGGTTGGTATCTGACCACCGCGCAGAATGATCTCAGACAGTTCATGGATCGCTGTGCCAATGGCAGCGGCTTCGCCTGCTGGCTCGTAAGGCATGAGGGATTCAAGCCTGTATGAGCCAGGGCAAGACATGAAGCGGTCTGTTCTGGATGCTGAGAGTCGGGCGTGTTTACGGGTTTCATGTTGCATGGTTTCTCCTGGGTTAAATGATTTGGTTGACGATATTGAGCTTCTTTAAGACCTTGGCCAGCACATTGTGGTCTAGGCTTGCCTTGATGGTCAGAATGTAGATGACGGGTGGAATGCCTGACTTGTTGATATTCTCGACCCTGCTGCTGGCCTGCTCCAGTGCCGAGGTGGACCAAGTGCATTCGACAAAGACAATCGTGTCGGCAGCGGATAGGTCCACACCTTCAGACATGGCGGCAATGTTGCCAATGATGCATTTGGTCTGGCCAGACTGAAAGTCTTTGAGCGCCTGGTCGCGTTTGGCCCGTGACGTATCACCCACCACAATGACGGGTTTATGGGTCTTGAGTTCATCTTGCAGGGCTTGGACCACATCCTTATGATGCGCAAACACCACAACTGGCTCATCGGCCTGGAGCAAGTCATCGATGAATTCACTGGCAGCCTTGACCTTGCGCATTCCGGCCTCGCGCATGATCTCGGCCAAGCCTTCAAAGGCCAGCAAGGCATTGGGGTTTGCCATCAAGGCATCGGCATCAAAGGCTTGCTCTCGCTTGTCATTGGGCAGATCAAAGGTGATCAGGCTGACCTGTGGGTCTTTGTAGTCTTTGAAAATGGCTTCTTTCTTTCTGCGCATGACATGGGGTTTCATCATGTCTTTGAGTTCAACCAGGTTAGATGCGCCACTGGTATCCAAGCCCCATGGCGCGTTCCACATCTTTGCGTAACGGGCTGCAAAGTCAAACCAGCCGCCCCTGTAAATGCCAAGGCCGTGCAGAATGGGCCACAGCTCGATGGGCCGATTTGGGATGGGTGTGCCAGACAATGCATAGACATGGTCCACCTTCTTCATGGCCAGCATCGCGGCCTTGGTCCTTTGGGCCTTTGGATTCTTAATTCTGTGGCACTCATCCAAAACTAGAGTGTTATATCTGTCCAAATCTGTTTGTGCATATTGCAAAACATCGTAGTTGATGATGGTGATATCTGCTGAATTTGGCAGTGCAGCCTCGCGTTTTCCATTGACCACATGGACCGAGACGTTGGGCGCGAGCTTGGCAAATGCAGCCTCCCAGACTGTCTTGGCAATGGCTGGGCAAACAATAAGTGCGGGTAGGTTTTCAAGTGCAGCAGCTGCTGTGGGTAGCGTCTTACCAACACGGGGCTGGTCGGCCAGTATGGCCCTGCGCCTGGACAGCAAGAAGAGCTTGGCCTCTTGCTGATGGGGGAATAGTTGCATTTCGGTTTCCTCGTTTTAAGTTGTTGCGATCATATCTGCATTTGTGCTAAAGTGCAATTTCTGCAAACGCAGAAAACGATAAATCGTTAAACCTCGTAAACCCTTAAAAGGAAAAAACCATGTCAACTAGAGTCGTAACCGGAAAAGTTCGTTTCTCATACTTCAGCGCTTTGACTGCGCGTAAGAATGAAATGAACGGGAAAGAAGAGTTTTCAACGCAAGTGCTTGTCCCAAAGACAGACACCGAGACTGTGAACCAATTGAAAGCGGCAGCCAAGGCCGCATTGACAGCCAAGTTCGGGGACAAGATTCCGAAAACAGTGCGCAATCCCTTGCGTGATGGCGACACAGAAGTCAAATCCGATGGCGGCCCACTTGGCCCAGAGTACGCTGGCCATTACTTTTTCAACACCAAAAGCACAAACAAGCCTGGTGCAGTGGATGCCCATGGCCATGACATTCTTGGATCACAAGAAATTGTCTCTGGCGACTATGGCCGAGTCAGTCTGAATGCCTATGCTTATGACCAGGCAGGCAATAAGGGCGTGTCGTATGGTTTGAACAACATCATGCTTTTGTCTAAGGGTGACTCGCTGGGTGGTGCAAAGCCAACAGCTGCCAGTGACTTTGGCGTGGTGGCCGGTAAAGCGCCAGCTGCCGAATCAGTCGATAACGACTGGTGATCGGTCGATCAGTTTTTCAAGGGCCAAGTGCAATTGATTGACTGATGTCCAGAGTGGCTCAACAGTCCCAGATAACCACCGGCTTACTTGGGACTGCTGGATGCCAGCCTCATTGCACACCGCAGCCATGGTTATCTTGTGAGCCTTGGCCTTTGCCTTGATATCGTGAATTGATTGCATGACCGCA